GTCCAATTTTAACGACTGGTTAAATGAGCTTCAAGAAATTCCCACACCCCCTACTTGTTCTATTGATAATCCTGATTGCGAGTCTTGCTCTGGGTAGTTGTAGTGCAGAATACCATTTGCGTAAAGCCGTAAAGAAAGGTGCTGATGTTTGGCAAACCAAGTGGGATACAACGATTGTTACCAAGGAACGTAACTTATGGGATACGTTAACACTAAACAATGTCGACACCGTGGTTGTCCAAAAGGACAACATTCGGATTAAACTTGTTAGGAACTTTGATACAATCCGATTGCAAGCGACGTGCTTACCGGATACGGTGCAAGTAACCAAGTACATTAACACCAAGATTGCCACCAAAGGAAAAGATGATTGGGAGAAATACCTAATGCTGTTTGCAGTTGGTATGCTGCTCGTAGTCCTAATAAGGCGATAGAGGTACTTTTTCTGCGTTCTAACGCATTATCTATCTAAATTGGATAGATTGTACCACTTGACTAATAAAATGCGTCTAAACGCAAATTTTATTTTATTTTTAATTTTACTACTTAACTAAGTTAGTTAGTTAACTTGATAGTTAGTTAGTTATTTAAGTTATATAGTTAGTTAGTTAACTTAACTAAGTTGTAAAAAATAAGCATTGGGCGCATACGCCCGACAAATGTTAATAACTTTTTAGTTATCTACATTGGTTAGACCTATCGTTTTCTTTTTTAGGTTTGCAATATGGCAACAGAACGAAACGACCGACGCAAGAAATATCTTGCAATGGAATTAAAACAAATTCCTAATGACTATACCAACTCCTTCCTTAACCACTTTGGATTCTGCGACTACCCAAGAAGCGAAAACGAATCCTCAGCCCTCAGAAAATACAACACCTGGGAGCAAGGAAGGAAAAACTTTAATAAATGAGCATCAAGGATTCCACCAAATCTTCTTGTACTGGGACGCCTAATTACTACATTGGGAAGTTCAAGGCAATAGAAGCGTTTGACGTGGTGCAGGACTTTGCCCACGATAATTACAACCTTGGCGTAGCAATCGCCTACCTACTCCGTGCCGGAAAGAAAGACGGAAACCCTGCCGAGCAAGATATTACCAAAGCAATTATACACCTACAACGTGAACTCCAACAACTTAAAGACTATGCCGTATTACAACAATCCAGAAGTCAAGAGGCAGATAGATTTGATTCTATTGGAGGTTGCGAGTCTTTTCGCTAATTGTGATGTCAAAGGCCGTGCCTACGCCAAAGCCCAGGAGCAAACCCTCCTTAAAGAAGTCCATAAACTCGACCCCGCCTTTGCCGCCCGTTGCGGATATAGAGATTAAGGTTGTACTTTCCAAGGTACCGTCCCTTAATCAGTTCTACGCTTCTAAGCATTGGATAGTACGCAAGAAGGCCAAGGATAAATTTACCGAGGAGGTTCTTGCTCAATTAGCAACATACGATAAAACAAGATTCCAAACCATTACGGCTACGCTACGCCATAACTACGGGTACGATAACGATAACTGTATTATGGCCATCAAGTTTGCATTGGACGCATTACGCAAGTGGGGGGGCATACAGGACGATAATACTAACTTTGTAACTAAGGTTACTATTAGCCGAGACCACGAAATAGAAAAAAACACCGGGCAAGTAATTTTTTTTGGTAAGGGTGTTGTATGTTAATTTTTTTGCGTATGTTTGCCTTGTGTAACACCTAAAACTAATCCAATGGAACACACAACACGGACAAACTGGTCGCAAGAATCCGCTCAACAGATGGTTGAGTTTTTACAGCATCGTGTCGAGGCGATGGCATCTAAGATGGAGTTCCTCGAAGCAGAAAACGAAGTATTAAAAAGAACCCTTTTAAACGAATTACACAATGCCTAAAATTACAAGCATCACCCCAAACGGCCAATGGCAAGAGTTCTACAAATTGGAGCTGCGTTTTGATAACGGAGACTTTGGAACCGCATTTGCCAAAAGCGAAACCCCACCTTACAAAGTAGGCGATGAGGTTGAGTATACCAAGAACGAAAAAGGAACCGTTAAGATTCAACGTGGAGACCGCCCAGCTTGGACACCCTCAACGCCGAAGGCAAACGATGACCGCTCCATATCTATTATTCGCCAGGTAGCATTGAAGTCGGCTGTTGAGATGTCAGCGGCTTATGTATCGCAAGGTTCTACAATCCCAGTAGAGAAAATCTTTGAATTAGCAGAGAAGTTTAACGCCTGGATGTCCGGCACGCACGGAGCCACGCACCAAGAGCACTTTGCGGCTCGCACAGAAGAAACCAGTCCGTTTTAGGTGTTTCAGTAATTGACTGGTTTAGCCCCTCTTCGGAGGGGCTTTTTTTTGCTTAAAGTTTTTTGTATTGATTTTTTGTTTACGTTTGTCCTATGAAACACCCAGATTTAATTTCTAACGATAAAGTGCTGCCGTTCCTGGAAAGAGCAAGAGGCGGGAAGTATTACGATACGGGCAAGCTCGGCCATCCAACAATAGACGAGTTCCTACGATTTAAGGACGGTGAGTTTGTGGTTGTAACTGGCCACGCTAACGTAGGTAAAACGCATACGCTGATTTATCTGATGCTTATGCAAACAATGAATTACGATAAGAAGTGGCTCGTGTATTCCTCAGAGAACGAAGTACACTCTTTGAAGCGTAAACTTATTGAGTTCCTTTCCTGCGAGCCAATACAAAACGTAACGGAGGCAAAGATGTACCGCCACCTGGATTACATTGACGAGCATTTTCGTTTTATTGATAGCAACAATCTATACAACGCATTCGACCTCCTTCGCATTATGGAGGAAATACACGAGGAATGGCAGTACACCGGATGCCTTATCGACCCTTACAATTCGCTTGTAACAGACCAAAGAAAACTTGGCAAGTCTGGAATGCACGAATACCATTACGAGGTAGCGTCTGCCGTAAGAATCTTCGCTCACAAGAACTCAATTACAACAATCGTAAATACCCACCCGGTTACGGAGGCAATGCGTAGAACGCACCCAAACGGCCACCCTTACGCCGGGTTGCCTACGCCGCCAATGACTTCCGATATTGAAGGAGGAGGCAAGTGGGGCAACCGTGCCGATTCGGTAGTAATTATTCACCGTTACGCCCAGCACTTAACCGACTGGGTGTTTACAGAAATACATTGTCGGAAAACAAAAGAGATGGAGACCGGTGGTAGACCTACACCTTTATCCGACCCTATCCGGATTCGCTCTATGAAGGGCAATGTCGGATTTACCCATAATAATCTTAACTTGCTCGATGTCCAAGCACCTATTCAAACAATAATTTATAGCGATGACCCATTTTAGTCAAGATTCCTGGGAGATTTATGTACGGGATAGAATCTTACGGATTAGCGACGTAACCCGTTGGTTAAATGAAATGGCCTTGGCCAACCCGAAAGAGCCGCAAATAGTAGATAATATGCTATCCGTGTGGCGTGCTACGCAAATGCTTGACGAAATGGTAGATATGAAACGCCACCTTGATAAGCGGATAGGCGAAGCCCGGCTGGAGAACGCCCGATTGCTTATTCAGAACCGGGAACGGTTAATTGAAATTGATGCCCTAAAAAAAGAACTTGAACAGATTAAAGAAAATCTTACCTTATGATTATTCCAGTTCCCTATGCACCTAACGAGGTGTTTGCCATTAACGGCAAAAAGTTTTTAGTTCTGGATTACTGGAGACCCGTAAGCTGGAGCCAATGGAGTGCGTGGTATTTAATTCAGGACGAAGGTGGCAAGAATTACGAGGTTCCCTACTTCCATATCCTTATCCAAAAACAAAGAGGCAACGCTCAATATATCGGCACCCGATGACCTACAAAAAATTCTGCCAAAATATCGGTTACACGGATAACGGCTCACGGGATTGGAGTAACGTAAAAGTTAGAGCAGCATACGTGCAAGCATTCCGACCATTCTTTACACTAAACGAATTGGGCAGACAAATAGAAAAATGCCACGCTACAATTATCCATTACGAAAAGATTGTTTTTCCCAAAGACCAGCTCTACGTTTCCTCCCTAAAAATAGCAAATCAAATGCGGGGTGAAGTTCCTGAGCCGGTACAAAATCAAAAGCAGAAAATAGTTACAAGTTTGGTAAATTACGATTATTTACTTGAGCAGAATGGCAAGTTGGTTAACCAAGTAAAAGAGCTTGAATCCAAGTTGGCAACGCTTAAGGAATTTGTAAATGGGATTTAGCGTTAACTTTTATCCGTTGTACGGTTTACTTCTTGGAGCTAATTGGAGTAAGACAGAATTTGAAGATTATGACTTGCACAGCTTGGAGATTTGCCTTGGTGTTATCTTGGTCGAAGTATTATGGGAATCCTACCCCGATTAGCAAAGCGGCACGACGATTGGCTGCGTATGGCAAAGTCCTTCGGTCTTGACCGGGACGATGCTCACGACCTTGTGCAGGATATGTACCTACGGTTGCATCAATACGTTGACAATCCCGAAAAGCTCGAATACGGAGACGACGATGTTAACACGTTTTTCGTTTACATTACCCTGCGGAATATGTACCTCCGTGAGATGACCAACCGAGCAAGAATCAAATTCGTATCAATAGAAGAGTTTGACGATAAGGAGGAAATTTACAATATCGAATCCGACCAAGCCCTAACCGTACTTCTGGAAGCCGTCAAGGGCGAGGTATCTAAATGGGATTGGTACGATAATAAACTATTTACTATTTACCACGATGGGGACGTATCGCTGCGTAAACTATCGGAGGCAACAAAGATTTCACTTCGTTCAATTTACAATACTTTGAAAAATGGCAGAGACCGAATTAAAACAAGCTGCGACACCGAGTACCAAACGTGGGCGGAAGCCAAAGGGATTAGGGGATAGAATTGAGCAGATAACCGAAGCCACCGGAATCAAGGCGGTAGTCGATTGGTTTGCCGAGGCAACCGGAGTTGACTGCGGCTGCGAAGCCCGCAAGGAAAAATTAAACCGATTATTTCCAAGCAAGAATCCTAAATGCCTGGAGGAGCCGGAATACAAATGGCTTAATGAATTTTACAAGGAATACAAAAACACCTTATCGGCAGAGCAAACCAAGGAAATAGCAACAATCCACGCAAGAGTGTTTAACCACCAATACCACGTTCCTTGCGGATGCAACCCGAAGCTTTGGAAGCAATGGGTAGAGGAGTTGCGTTCCGTTTATACTGCCTATGAGGGAGAAGGAACTATTTGAGTTCCTTAAAACGAACTACTTGCCCGACTTGACTATGAGCGAGGAGGCGTTTTCGCATTGGGATTGTTTCTCGGCGCAACACGCCTTTGAAATTGAGTTGAAATGCCGAACAACGCACTACGACGAATTGCTGATTGAAAAGTTAAAGTACGATGCGTTAATGGCAAGAGCCGCAAAATACCAAACAAACCCGATTTACATTAACTCTACCCCAAAAGGAATATGGGTATTCCGAATAGCAGGAATCCCTATGCAATGGGAAATAAAGAAACTACCCGCAACAACCGAGTTCGGCAGACGTAACTGGGTAGATAAGGATATTGCGTTTATTCATACTAACCAAGGAAAACAAATCTATGCCTTTACCTAAACCAAAATCCGGAGAAAAACAAAAGGAGTTTATTCAGCGTTGCGTTACGGATAATACAATGGCCAAAGAATTTCCTCAACGAGACCAAAGGGTAGCTGTATGCTATCAGCAATGGAAAGAAAAGTAGAGCTTCGGCTCTATTTTTTTTGTCTTAATGTTTGGTGTATTGTTTTTTTGTATATGTTTGTACGAACAAAACACCTAAAACAAATCAAAATGACAACACAACACAGAATACAACAGTTAAAGAATGAATTGGATGCAATTTATTCTGAAATGCCTACATCGTTCTTTCAAATGGAACAACGAAATAAGTCAGCATTTATAATTTGTAAAGAGATTGAAAAATTAGAAAACCCAATCGCCTATCAAGAAAATTCAAACTTTTGGGACAACCACGAGATTCGCTTGTAACCTAAACCCCTTTGGGGGGCTTAATCAAAAACCAATCAATATGAACAAGCTTCAAAACCTAATCATTGACATAACCGTTCCGCTTGCGTGGTTCGCTATTGCATCCGTTGCAATCTTCGTTATGTTTCTTTTCCCACAACTTTTATGGAATTTGTTATGCAAGTAACATACGTTGACCTGATGGATGCTGCGGCAGACCAAGGAGTAGGCCCAGAGGATAACTTCGATACGATAATTGCTTTCCACGAAGCGTTTGCTGCTTGGGCAGGGTTCAAGAACGTAGAAGAGTTTTACGACTGGCGTTTAGAGCTGGACGGCGCATACGAGCAAGGTCCCGACGGGATTGCTTATTACGGTGGGTTTATCCAAGAGCCAAGAGAAATAGACTTCCCAGAGGAGTTTACTATTGCTCCTTTGTACTTACTTGCGGAAGCCCATTGCGAATACCTTGCGTGGTAAATTTTAACTATCTAAACTTTTAATTATGACAACGGTAGAATATATGCGCCTGCTTATCAAGCAGTACGGTAGCGACATTCCACAAGAGGAAATGGACAAGGCAATCAACTACGAATCGATGCTTCTGGACATTGCCTTTAACAAGGGCAGTATGGCAGCACACGACAAAATCAGAAAGATGATATGAAAATTATTGAACTATTGGACGGTAGTACCTGGGATAGGGATACCATCTTAGAAAAGATGAAGGATGATTCGTTTTACTACGGGCACCTTGCAAAACACGCCTTGTCCTCGTCCGCTTGTAAGCTGTTGTTATCCTCACCCAAAACGTACCACTACGTTACAAAGTACGGGCAGGAGGATTCCGATGCGTTCACCGTGGGGCGATTGGTTCACTTGATGGCGTTAGAACCAAACCGAATGCAGGAGTACGACATTATCGACGTACAGAGCAAGAATACCAATATGTGGAAGGACGCTAAAGCAAGAGGCGGCCAAATCATTACCAAAAAGGAATACAACGAAGCCAGAAGGATTGCCGATGCCTTACTACGCAACGAACACGTCCTTGGGTATATTCAAGGTTGCGAGTTTGAGGTTCCTGCCGTTGGTGTTATTGAGGGATTGCCCTTCCGTGCTAAGGCGGATATTTTAGGTAACAACTTTATTGCAGATTTGAAGACCACAACTGACCTTCGTGCCTTCCCTTTTTCAGCACGAAAGTATTTTTATGATATGCAAGCGTTTATCTACACCCGCTTATTCGGAGTGCCGATTGATAAGTTTATCTTTATTGCCATCGACAAGGCGTCCCTTGATATTGGAATCTACACCGTCTCTCCAGAGTTCGTAGCGGAAGGTGAGCGCAAGGCGCAAGAAGCGATTAAACTGTACAAAGAGTTCTTTATGGGAAAAGACAACCCAGAGCTTGACAACTATACCATTATCGGTCAACTTTAACCTTTACAAAATGGATAAAACAATTAGAGACGTTATTATTTTATGCGTATTGTGCGTTACGCTTGGGTGCTTAGTCGGGTTTTATTTTTACGAATATATTTAAGCAATGACCGATATTACTAAATGCACGGGCGAAGGGTGCGAACTAAAAGAAACTTGCTACCGTTACACTGCCCCTATGGGAATGTATCAATCTATGTTTGTTGAAGTACCTATTAAGGATGGCAAGTGCGAATACCAGTGGAACATTAACACCAAAGAGAAATAAACAAATAGTCAGGTGGCGGAATGGTAGACGCATCAAATTAGGTTACTGCGTGAAATACTTTCTAATTTGATTATACAGTGCAGCAGTTTAAATACTGAGTATTGCTGGTTCAAATCCAGCCCTGACTACAAAACCTTTAACACCAACGAGAGATGAAAACACTAACATTCAAAATTGCAGACCGTCTGGACGAATTAGCTGGAGAATGGTCTAAACACACCCCACAATGCGAGGCATTGATGATGGCAGCAAAAGAGGTTGCGACATTTGAGCAAGAGGAAAAAGACCGAATGGTTGACTTCGCATACAAATACGGGGACTTGACACTTCGCCAGATTTCAGATGCTTTTGATAATGAGTACAAAAACGAGAAATGAAAATAGACCATATCGCACACTTCTGGGCTGGGATGGCAATCCTTGCCGTTACGGGTAGCTGGCCAATTCTTATCGCAGCAGCATTCGGCAGAGAATTAAAAGGAATCTTATTGGACAAACGTACTGACTACAAGGATAGCATTTGGGACGTTGTGTACACTTTAGTTGGC